CTCCAGGCGGAAGCGTGTGGCCACGAGAAGCAAAATAGTTCTCGGCTTCCCGATACATCTGCTCATTCCGCAAGGCGTCGCGGTCTCGAGCCCGCTGCCAGATAGCGTTTTCAACATCGGCGGGCAAGCCCGTCATCCCATCTCGAACACCGCTCAATAGCCTCGACGCCAGAGCATCACTGAGGTCGCTGCTGTGCATAGTCTCACTATAATCGAAGATTAGACTTGGTGTCTCTATGTCAATAGATGGGAGGTCAACGTCCATCTGTGGAACATCCACTTCTGGTGCATCAGGCAGCACGATTTCATCAAGTGATGGCACGTCTGGAAGCTCATAGTCGGGCTTCGACGGAACATCCACATCTTCTACCGCAGGTGGCTCGCCAGGCTCTTGTGGCCAAGACACCCGCGGTGTCGATGGCAGACTGATGTCTGGAGCAACGAAGTCGATGTCTGGAATGTCAACATCCTTCACCAAGACTTCGTCCAGCGACCCCGCACTCGGTGCGTCTGGCAACTGCACATCCAAGTCTGGCCTGGTTGGTCTTGCAGGGTCGTATGACCCTACACTGATAGGCTCTATCGAGAAGTCTAGGTCAACAGGATTGAAATCAAAGTCTGCCACAATACTGGAGAGGTCGCTCAGGTAATTAACAGCGGACTGCCATGTGGCTTCTGCATAGTCCTCTGCGTTCCTGAATTTACTCTCCACTAGCGATGTTATCTCAGCTAGGTAATCCTTGCTCATTCTTTCCTCCTACGTATGCAAACAGCCCAATGGTGTATTGCCCAGCGACGCTCGGGTCAAAAGTCTCCCCTGTCACTCGCTCAAACTCCTTGAGGAAATCCTCTGTCCTGTCAAGGTCGTTGACGAGAACGCTCATCTTGTTGTAATGTATATCGCCATTCTCTCGCTTTCCTTCAATCAGCATCTTAACTACAACAGAGCCATTCTTAGCAAAGAAAGCATATGGCTTCACTGGCAGGGATGCACCAGCAAGCAGAGCGAGACGTCTATAAGGGATTTGTGTCACAGGATGACGCATCAAAGCACCTCCCCTCCCAGGGACGCCTTCTATCCAAAAACTGTAGCCGTCAATATCCTCTAATGCTCCAGTCCACTCCCACTCTACACGTCCAGAGCAATCCACGTAGTTCTCTTTGTTGACCAAAGCGTGCCAGCATGGTGTTGGGCCAGAAAACTCGGTCATGTCCTTTCCGTCAGGCCACTTGAGCTTATGCTCATATCCGAGAGAGTAGTCTCCCTTAAACCACAACCTGTATACTCGCTTCCAAGGGATATACTCCTCTGGATTCAGGCACTGTAGGCACTCCTGCCAGAACTCTCGGAAATCAATATCCTCCACGATTCTGAAACCACCAAGGGTATAGTCGTCTATGTCCCACTCAAACTCGTATCTGTATCCATTGAAGTGCTCTGTGTTGCACTCAGGATAATCAGAGCGACTTCTGCCACCCAAGTGCAGGAAATCACCATCCACTTGCCAGGTCCACCAGTCACCACTCGCATCCTCTTCATGCTTCTCTATTGTATCACTTTCTACAAGCACCACACCATCAACAGCTAAGTGATGCCTATGCACAGCAGCCGATGTATAGCTACTCCCGTATGTCGTGACCAGCGTGTCCTCCCCACTGAGGATATCAAGCCGTCTCTTCTCATACACATGTCGGTCTTCGCTGACAATATACCAGCCCACGTTGTAAAGCACTCCCTGCTCGTCATCTATACGCAAGATGTAGGTCGGGTAAGCACCTGAAGGGTATTTCTCCTCGTCACACTGCAGCTGCTCCTCAACCCTATCGACTAGCTTGAACTCGCCCTTGTCCCACACATACCTGCTCGCACAGATGATGTAAGTCCACTTGCCTGCCACTTGTGTGTTTGTCATCTGTGCGACGCAGACAACACTCCAGTCCGCTGAGTGCCAAACCGCATATGACAGAGGAACATAGAGGGAGCTAAACACAGTGAAGGAATAATTGACTTCCGTCTCCAGACAAACCTTGTTGCCAGACCTGACACATACGCTCTCCTTGCTCCATTCCGAGTAACCAGAGTAGCCAAAAAAGCCAGGGTCGTTAGACTGTCCATGCTGGTAGATAACGTCCACAACCCTGTCTGTCAGAGCAATACTTGTGTTCAGCCACGACATTGGTGGTCTTTGGACGTCCCTGACAGGAACCATCTTGAGCTCTCCCTCTCTGACGCTCATGAGCACATCATGCTCTTTGTAGAACACAATGAAATCTCCTCTCGGAGGAAACTCCTTCTCTTCCTCCTTCACCTCAGGTGGCACGTATATCTCCAGTGTGTTATCGCCAAACACACTCTTACATACAATCTCACTCCCATCGAGATATCGCACTCGACGAACATCTTGCTTCAGGTCAGCAAACTTCATTTGCTGAAGCAGGATGTCAAACTGCCTCACACCTTCCCTTATCATCTCTTCCGCAGCTTGCCTATCGCCTTTCAACACAATTCTTGGCAGTTGCTTCACGGCTTCCTCCGCATCACCGTTACCACAGCGTCAACCGTGTCAACACAGAAGTAGCAGCCATCTACGTTTTCAACTGTGAACGTCCAGTAGCGTCCTCGACCACTCCTGCCTACAGCAGTCCTGACGGAGTGCTGCGTAGGCTTGCACGCAAGTGTGTATTCTCGCACGTTTCCCTCATCATTTTGCAGCACTAACCGTAGGTTGCCGTCAGCTTCGCAACCGAGGTAGCAGCTCCGCAACCTTTTCTGTCTTTCAGACCCCATATCCGTCATAAACTCGAACAGAGCTTGTATAGGCTGCCCATCATCGTCATCGCCCTCGAGGACATATATACCGTCCTTGCTGAAAGCAAGATAAACTCCGTTCATTTCCACAAGGCCATCAAAATTGTAGTTACCATACTGGCTAACAGCTAGTCGCCGCAGGCTCATGGACAGGCATAGCCTGTCCCAGCACTCTACATGGCCTTCGGCTTCAACATTTAAAGAAAAGTCAAATTTTGACATTTTACCTTGTATACCTCAGCACACATATTCCTGCGCTTGTTCTAGCGAACGCTCGCAGCCCCAGCCTCAGGCTGGCCTCGGCTTCGCCTGTTGGCACTGGAGCTCCGCTTCCCTCTGTGGCAAGCCACAAGGTGCACTCGCCACAAGCAAGCTTGCCGACCACTCCCGTGGCTTTCAGCCCGACGATTACATCGACCTGGCCTTCAGCGACGCCGTCACTGTGACCAACAGCACCAACGTGAGAAGTAATGCTTGCATCGCCTTGGCCTCTAATCTCCGCACGGGCTTCGCCGCTCGCGCTCAACAGCAGCTCTGCGATAGCACTGCCAAGTGTGCTAACGCAGCCTGCAGCATCAACATCCACTTCCGTGGTTGCTTCCGCAAAGCCAGCACCCAGAGCTTCCACACCAAGCGTTGCGTCTGCAACACCCTGTGCCACAATGACCTGTGAAGCAGTTGCTTTGCAAGACGCCTCAATACCCTCCGACAGGATAGCTCCGCCGAGCCCAGCTACCTCGACAGCAGCACCTATAGCAACATCGCCCGTGATAGGAGCTTTCGTAATGTCAACGGTCGGAGAACTGCCAGCATGCCCAATGTAGCTGTCAGTAGGCAGGAACTTCTTGAAAACGCTGATTTCCCAGTGGTCTTGGACAAGTCCCTGGTCTGCCTCAGCACCGAATTTCGGACTTACAATATATCCGTCTTCAACACCAGCTGCTTCAGTAATTGCTGTGGTCAGATTGGCAGCAGCATAGACATCCTCTACTGAGCCGAGCTCAGTAACCTCTGTATACACAGGACTAGGAACGTCGTAACGCTCGGATACAAGAGCCTCTTCCGCAATTGCCAGATAATTAGGACTCGCTACATGCGGCTCATCCTTAGCACTCGCTTGCTCCTCTATCTCGAAAATGTAGCCTTTCTTGGTCTCATACGAGTCAGAGGCTTCAGCTCCTTCTTCGAAAGTCACCACATAAATCCCACCTTCCCAAGGCCTAAAGCCTGTAGGAGGTGTGAAGGACATATGATTCTTCCAGAATCTGGCTTTCGCTCTGGTCCCATACTTATCAAAGCTAATCGCTGGATAGAAGTATCCAGATATACCTGTGTAGGCTGGATTGGCTCCAGTGGCTGGGTCTCCGCCCTCGAACCATGTTCCGTTCTTGCCCCACCATATCTTACCACTGTCGAGGTCAAGGGCAACCATGACAATATCGCCGTCAGCGAGGGTCGTGCCATAGCTCTCTACATTGCTGCTGTGAACCTTCCTGCCTTCAGTATCGCAATTGTAGTAGCAGTAGCTCTCAGCAGAGTAGCCAACCTGCCTACTAAGTGCGTGGCTAGCCAGTGCTATTCCAAACTGTGTAAAGCAATGACTTGTGCAGTCACCATGAATGTGTTGTATTTCCCAATACCACTTCCCAGACGAAGCCCCCCCAGTGGCACGAACAGTTCCTGACGCATACCCCTCATTGATATGCTTAGCTACCAGATTGCCATCGAGAAGCTCTATACTGCTATGCTTGTCATCTGGGTTCCAAGTAAAAGCCAAGTCTTTCCTCCACTACGTGGTGCTTGTCACTGTAATAGCAAGCTTCACCTTCAAGGTGTCGCCGTTTTCAACAGGCTTGCCCTCGCCGTAGTTTGCTGCTGAGAACATGTAATATCCACCGCTGTTATCGCCTTTCGTGCTGTTACTCACAAGGGCTGCACCATATATTGTCTTCGTCGCATTGATGCTGAACACTGCAGGATTATCATAATTGTTTATTGTGCCGTTGCTGGCAGCACCCTCGTTGAACGCTGGCCTCGTGGCCTCATCATACGCAGTGCACTCCGTGAACCCAGGACTCTGATACGTATCGCCAGAGGCGGGCGTGTAGTCATCTTCAAATATGAGAATATACCAGGTTGACACCTGCGATGTGCCGTGAAACATTATGTCAAGCCAGGCATTCAGCCCTTGCGTCACAATCTTATTGCAGTATGCCCACTGGTCAAGCAGAACGTTGTTCCTCCACAACTCCCACTCCCAGAAGGCACGCACAGTTGCAGCAATCTTCATAACATACCTCCTACACCGAAATTGGGTCTCGCAGCTCTACATAGAACTGGCCAAGCACAACCTCACTCCCCTGAGCAACGTCCCTTTCAGGACAGGGAACAACATACAGCAACTCTTGCGAGATGTCGCTCACAAGAGCAACATGGTTGAGCACACCCGTAGTGCCTACAGGAACAGCATCAGCCACATTCACCGTCACACGTCTCCCTGAGACAAGCCCATCCTCAATCTCTCCAAAGTTGGCAGAGCCAATAGCTATTGAGCCAAGACAATACGTGGACGTTGCTTCCACATAGGAAGCAGGTTGCTGGCTGCACAAGCATAGCTTGTCAGCTCCGTTCTTGAGCCAGTTCAACGCTGTGTCAAGCATAGCGTCATTACACCAGACACCCATTACGAAGCCCCTCTGATGTCAATATCAAAACTGTCTATCGTTATCGTTACACCTTCTTTTATGGTCAGGCTAGACAGCTTCAGCTGCCCACTTCCGACACCACAGGCTCCGTCGAGCCTAACGGCAGCTTTGTTATCACCTGTGTGATACTTGTTGTCATACAGGCGAAACCATCCAGCCGTCCCATCGGCCAAGCCAACTCCACTCCAGACATCACCACTCTTCTTTCCTATCACTCCATTCATTGGAGCCTCGAACTCGAGACCGTTGTCTGGTGAACCAGGTGTAAAAGCTCCGCTGTTCAGCGTGATTCTCACGAGCTTTGTGCCCGTTTCACCACTATCTGCATCGGCTGGCTGACTTCCGCTATATATCTCAAGAACAGCATCCTTGAAAAGCTCTTCGAGAGAGCCTCCATTGTCGCTTTTCAAGACTGTGTTCTCATTGAAAGCCTCCTCTGTGTCAACAGTGCCAGTAGCAAACTCCAGTTTGCCTGCAGAGACAGCCAATATCTCCACATCTGTCATATTGTTAGCCGCAGTGGTGGACCCAGTAGTTGTGATTTTATCACCAACTTTGAAGCCCGCATCCAAGAACCTGTTCTCGCTATCTGTGATATAGTCATTCCCAGCTCCACCATCGTGATAGGCCAACGAAGTTCCTTTCAGAGTGGCATTTCCGAGCAAACTGTTTTTCAATCCCGTGCTTAGTTTCAGCATAACTTCCTCCTACCACACAATTGTTATATATCTTCCGTCCCTGATAAGGGCAGTCCCTCGAGTGCCCACAGGGCACTTGACGTGTTCTTCCGTCAAGTTCCTGAAGTAGCCGTTCAGGCCTCCGAGGCAAATGCCTCGTGCACTCATCCACATAGCATACATGCCAGGTGGCAGACTCCCGTCGCCTATACGACTGCTTTCCACATGAAGGGCTGTGCCCTCCACAGCAGGATAGTCCGCTACCTTCCTGACAAACCAATCCTCGGGACTGCTGCCCACCAGGGCATACGTCGTATGCTCATCGCTGACGAACATCCCGTCAGCAATGCCAATAACCATCCGTATCCTGCTAGAGAAAGGGACAAAGTTGCGACCGAGGTCGTAAGCATGATATGCGAACGGCTCACTATACCAGAGTGTCGAGCCCTCGGCTATGAACATTCTTCCGTTCCACAGACACAAAATGTGTCCTGTCGGAGGGTCGCTAAAGACTCTCGTCGTGTCTGGCCCAACATATTCGCCAACTTCCCAAGGGTGGCTTTCAGCATTTTCAATGTAGCCGTTCTCGTAGCCGTTGCTGTAATACACTCTGTTGAACACAGTTGCATAGCTCATAGCACTATCGTGTAGTCCTGTCCGCAAGACAGAATAGCTGTAGTCTGGCGACAACAACATCAGCCTTCCGTTGGAAACAAACAGACATCCACCAAAATAAGGATATGGGCTATGCCCTGGAAGGTCCACGACCTTTCGGCGACCAGGCCGCCTGCATATCCGCCTCTCGACATCTACGTTGTAAGCCGCTGCCAGATAACAGACACCCTCTCGACAAAGCGTAACAGGGTCATGCCGATTGTCCAGCCCTCTCGGGCTTTGCAGCACTCTCGCTAGAGCCATCAATACCTCCAAATAGACCTAGGTCTGTGGACTCGCCTCCGCTCAACCCAAGCCTGCAGCTCGTGTATCCCCTGCTCGTAGAGCATCATTGCCGAGGCTGTATTAACCTTCTTCCCCTCTTCAATACCATCTTCAATAAGGCCAAAACCGATTGCTGCTGCACCCTGCACAATAACCTTTCGGTGCAGCATCTCAGGTATTCCTTCAGGGACATCGTCAGGCTCCACTAGCGTGGCTGGCTTCCGTCTATACAGCACAGTCAATGTCTGCACTTCCGCAGGAATGGGCTGATAATACAGCGTCGCTCCATCAACAGCTACCGCTTCAACATCACCCTCTTCGTCCATCCCTGGATACCTCTCCAGCAGCTCCTCGAGCGTCACTATCGTGAGTTCCACGTCGCCATCGCCTACATGAAGTAGGCGGCTGCACTGCGAGGGCAGGCTCGTGTAAGCCTGCCCGACCACAGTGTCAACAGTGTTGAGGACACCAAACCCAGGGACTTCGGCCCGCTCAACCGCAGTCGCAATTGCCTCGTTTATCCAGTCAGGAATACGAGACACGATTTCATCGCTGTCGTCGTCCAGCACAACAATCACTTCGTCCACAAGCTGTTGCAGGTTCATCGCATATCACCAGAAAAGTCAAATTTTGACATTTACACTCCAATCCTACTCACTAGCATATACAGTCTTGCCCTCCCAGCAGTCAGTCCATTAGACAGCGTTGCAACAATCGCAGGCATATTTGTATCCGCACCTTTGACAATCAAAGGCCCAACTGTGTTGGCAAGAAGGGCCTGTGCCCAGACCGTCCCGTCACCCATATAGTATCCAGGTGTGCCTTCCGTCACATCTGTGTTGGCTATATAGTAGTCAGCATCATAGTTCTGATAGGTCAAGTCGACTGACGGGTCGTCCAAAGTGCACTTCCCAATGTCAATCGCTGGCGTTCCGCCTGAAAATGCCACCTCAACCTCCAATACAAATTGGTGCAAGAAGTAATTTCCTAGCACCGCTGGAAAGGCAAACAGCAACACCTTCTCGTTTGTGTTCTCATAGCCGAAAGGACTGCTCTGCACCCAGAAAGGATTGACCCTCTTATAGTGCCTCTCATCAGTCCTTCTTAAATCAGTATCTAATGCAGCCATCTTCTACCTCCTCTCAGCAAATTACCGTGTAGTCTGCAAATACATAGACGACACCAGCATTACCATCATCCTTATTTGTAGTGAGGGTAATTGCACCAGAGCCGTCTGCGAAATACTTGCCAGCAGCACAAGCAGCCGTGCCACCAAGCGAGATTTTCATCCCAGCTGTTTTAGGAGCACTCTCAGTGTTTGTCAAGAAAGCATCGGGGTCCGCAGTTTCACCGTTTCCGATGAAGCCCACTGTGACAGAGGGACTCGTCCCCGTGTAGGCTGTAACAACCCAGAGCCACACTGCCTTCACAAACGCATATCTTGGCAAACGAATGAGATTATACGTCCCGTTAGCTGGGGCGGCCAGCCTTTTGCTTTTGGCCAGCCGCAGATTGTCAGCAAAAGCATGTGTATATAAATCAGTCGCCATAATGAAACCTCCCTTACGATAATGGTGCTCCCCAGCTAGACCCAGTAATCACTCCGAAGTCGTGACCTTCAAATCTTGTCTTTTTGAAGCCAAGAATTCCACCACCTCTTATGTTCATGAACCTCTTAGCATCAGTCTGATAGGGCACAAATGACAGTGTTGTGCTCTTGCTCTCACCAGCTCCGCCCCAGGCAAGCACCCCCGCTTGACATCCAAGCAGGATGTTTCTAAATACTCCAGCCCGTGGGTCGGTGCTGTCTTTGACGACCTGCCTAATCCTCTCGGATTTGCTGATAAGCATCCCATTATACTCAATCTCTACATTTGGAATCTGCAGCTTGCCAGCAGCCCTCTGTAAGTCACCCCACTGACCTACGTTAGTGTTCTGACGCAAGGCGTCAAACACGTAAGTGTGAAGGATGACCCTATAATACTTCTTGCCATTTATCACAAGAGGACGCACTTTGTAGCACTTGTCTCCGACTGGCATCTCAGCACGCTGCTTCATTCTGTCCAAGAAAGACAAGTCAAGAATGTCCGCACTGGTCATAGCACCTTCAGTAGCCACATCGTTCACCTTGAGCCAATGTTCTGTGTCAGGGTCTACGGGGTCTTGACCAAGGGTCTTACCTGCAACCCTGAACGAGCTGTCGCCACACAGATGGGCGAACGCAATGTCACTCAGCTTGTCAGCCCACCATTCCTGCAAGGCATCACGCCCTTCTTTCATCAGGTCATAAGGAACTCTCTGTTCTTCCATCCGACCGCCAGTTTCCACAGCATGATTGAGTTCTTCAATCGTGCATTTGAAGTGCCTAAAACGCAGTGCCTCTTCCTTTCCTTCAATTGGGTCTCTCCCGACAACACCTTCACCCTGCAAAGGTAAACGAATACCGAAGGTTATGGTATCACCCTCGCCTTTAGCGAGTTCCTTCCTTTGCTGGATAATAGACTTTGTGTCCGTGCCAACCAAGTCGTTGATTTCCGTCGCTGGAAGCAATATAGCAAAAAGGTCTTTTGCCCAACGCTTCCTAGTCAACGGGTCATTTGTCAGAAATACAGTCTCTGCCATTTCTATCTCCTCCTCACTTCAGCTTTCCTTGCAAATACAGTGCATATATGTCCCGAGGGACTTTATTCAGCTCGTCCTCGGGTAATGCATCAATTTTAGCTGCAGTCCACCCAGCTGCATCTGCACCACCTCCGCCAGCCATAGCCTGAAGGCTAGACGGAGCTTTCGCAGGCTCTTTCGGCCCTCCGCCACCACCTTTCGGTGGCTGCTTAGCATAGTCTGGATGATACTGCTTTATCTGTGCATACATTAGCTTATACGGATTTGGCTGACTCCAAATCCAGTCTTCGACAGCCATCACAGCTTCGCCCTTCGACACACCAGTCCGCTCGGCATATACTTCAGCCATAGCTTCTACCATATCGTCGAAGTGCTCTTGCGAGACGACTTCGTCCACATCTTCGTATTTCGGGTTCAGCCGCATCATCTCCAACATGGTCTCCAGTTGCTGTGCACGCAGAGCTTCCTGCCGTTGCAACAGCTTCTTCTGCTCTTCATCCTCCTCTCCCTCATCAAGAACACCAGCCTCTTTCAGAGCTTTGCTAGTGCCTTGCATCTGCATGCGGAGCTCGGTCATTTCACGCTTCTGCTCACGCAAGAGTGCTCTCAACTCCCGCACTTCTGCGTCACGCTGTGCCAGTAGCTCCTCAACAGAGGGCTCACCTTGTGGCTCATCACCCTCCTTGGGCTCTTGCCCTGGCTCTTGTGTTTGACCCTCGTCTACAGCACCTTCATCACCTTTACCCTCATCAGGGTCGGTGGTTACACCCTCAAGGTTTCTGGGGTCTTCATCGCCTTGCGGTGTTTGCTTTACGTCTGCCATCTTTAGCCTCCTTAGCCTTAATCTCGGCCATTCTGAGCATCATTTCCCGCTCAATCCTGGCCCTATTATATTCCTGCACTTGTGCCTTCACCGTGAAAGGCACATCCATATACTCAAGAATGATTTCGGGCGGAATTGCATCTGGGGCATTATGAGCATATTCCATAAGCATATTCGCAATCTCTCTCCGCATTGTCACATCTTCAGCTTCCTCGTCAATCCGCAAGTCAAACTTGCCTGCAGATATATCGTTGAAACCCTCAATCTGCGGATTGAGCTGTGTGTTTATCTCAACAAGCTGTGCTCCTTTTGCCCCTTCCATCCGTATTACCATAGGATATGTCACGTATTGCTGCACAAGCGAGAGCAAAAGCTCCCCGCCTTGCAGCCTAGCATCTCTGAAGTTTGCGAACAAGATGTATAGCACAGCTATATTGCTTTCAAGCCGCATTCTTGCAGTAACACCAGGTTCCCTGGTGCCCGTCTGCTTCCCCATCAAGACATCTTGGATGCCGCTGACATCTACGATGCTCTGCCTATACTGGGCATCCAACTGTCCGTAAATCGGGCTTATCTGCGGTTGCTCGCTAAACTTGACACGACCAAGGCCACCTCTGTTGAGCACGAGCCTGAAATTCGGCTCGCTACTGTGCTTGTCATACTCATCCACATTGAGAATTGCATCTATCTCATGCATCAAGATGCCCTTCGGGGCAGTCTGCAACAAGTGCGACAACTGACGCCGCATTGTGTTCAAGGCTCTTTGTGGGTCTTTCATCATCTCAATCGCACTCATATATCTATTCTCGTTCTCATCCTTGTAGCCTCCGAAGAGGACAATCGGATAGCCATGCCACCTATACGGTGACCTCCCGTGCTCGAGGAGCACGTTGCCAGAAAATATAGCATAATAAGGAACTTGCATCACACTCTCAACAGCCGCTGGCGGGTCACCTCGCCAAACCCTCCCATCAGGGAGAGTGATACCCTCCCGAAGCCGTTTTACGAAGTCACGCCACTGAGCCCTAGTCAGATGCTCAGGACGCCCCGTCATCGGGTTAACAAACCAGACAGCCCTCTCGGGCTTCTTATACCAGCACTCCACGAGCCTATACAACTTTTTGCTCTCGTTGAAATAAGTCGGCGTATAGTAGCTGAGGTCAGTATCAAACATCCTGATAGCATCAGCATCAAATCTGTCCCAATACGCTCTAATTTCTTCCTCGGTAAACCAGCGGGATATGAACACATATCTCGCCTCATTTATATCATAGTCGTAGCAATCTGGGTCCACCAGGACATCACGTCCAGGCAGCCTCTTGCATTTAATTTGTGGTTCAAAAGGATTGCTTGTGTCCACATAAAAGTAAAGAAAACTCCGTCCACTCTTCACAGCATGCTCGAAGCACTCCATCTCTCGCCTAGCGGCTTTTGTGTGATAGCGAAAATGTTTAAACACTCCGTTTATCAACTCAGCCAGAGGCTCATCTTCCTTTGTTACAGGGAACACCTTCGGCGTTCGCCGTATCTGGGCTGCCAAGCCAACGAGCTTGTCTATCCGAGGCTTGACTTCATTATACACTGTAACAGGACGCTTCTGTGCGATAAGTGCCTGTCGCACCTCTGGCTTGTCCTGTCGCCCAGCATAGAAGTCGTAGTCTTCCTCTGCCTCCTCACGCCACCTCATTTCAGGCGTGGAGCGTTCTGCCTCTCGCAGCCACTCCTGCAACTTTCCGAGGAGTTCCTCCTCACTCTGCGAAGCTCCGCCCCGACGATGCTGCTTTATCCCGCTTTCAGCAATTTCGTTCATTTGCACACCTTATTGAAAATCTTCGCTTCCAGTCTTGTCAGACGGTGCTCTACAAGCACCTTATACTCAGCGAGCTCTGCGTTCATCTTAGCGACCATCTTCTTGGTCGCCACCACTTCCCTGCACAGTATGGTGAGCAGAATGCTCACTACTACACCCAGCACACTTGCAAAGATGTCTCCCACATCTCTCCTCCATTGCACGAAGTCGTTCGTCTAACGACTTGAGCGTATCTCTCAAGTCTTGGACAATCCATACCAAGGCGGCTACCACCTTAAGAGCCTCCTCACTCTTGGCCTTCGAGGCCCACATCTTAAAATCCCTCCATTCTTTCTCGGATTGCATCTTCGCCTCCAAGAAACGTCAAATTTTGACGCCCCACCTTAATTCCATTAACTTCTCAAACTTCTCTATCAGCTCAACGAGTTGCTCCGCTGCCTCGCAGCACTCCGCAGGGTCTTCGACCTCATGACACCTGGTCCTAGCCTCTAAGACCCACTGTTTAAGCAGCTTCACAAACTCTATTGCCCTCACAAAGACTTCGTCCATCAGTCTATCACTCTAATACAGTCTTCGTCTTTGACATATTCAACATCTATCTCGTCAGTGCCATACAGCACTACATCAATCCAGCAGACATTAACGTTCTCGTCAATCCCAAGTTCCGCCAATCGTTCGTCGACTTTCTCCTTGAACTCCTTCCACGTCATTACAGTGCTCCCGCAAACTTCATCATGAACGGAACAACACGCTTGATAATATCTTTGCCTACGAGCTGGCCAAACCGCTGCCACAAGCCTAATAGCTTGCCCTTCTCGCACTCCGTCAAGTCCTCGACCTTACGGCCCTTGATGGTCCGCTCAATCTCTTCAAGGATTTCCATTGCCTCGGCAGGCATCTTGCCAATGTCCTCGCCGAGAGCAGCTTTCCAGTAGCAGACCGAAAACTCGCTGTGCGAGCACAGCACAGCGGCAAGCCTATCAGCTTGTTTCATAAATTTGTCGTAGCTCTTGGTGAAGCCCTTCATGCGAGCAGCACACCCTACCAAGAGCAAAGCACACAGCAATAATGTGGCTACTTTCACAATTGTTATTCCTTCCATCCTTCCCTCCCGTATCTCTGCTTGTAAACTTCCCATAATCTCTTTAATATCTTTTCATACCTCACGACCCACATCCTGTCCCAGTTGCTATCCAAGCCTTCATGCGAGGCTTTCGCCTTGGCTATGAAGATAAGGTCAGATATAAGTTGCTGTCTTTCCACTTCACCACTATCCAGATAATCAGCGATAGTGTGAAACCGCTCTGCCAGCATGGCATCATAGCTGGTATGCTGCATTTCATGTAGTCTAGCGTCTTCCAGTAACCACCGCACTTCTTTAGAACAATGAAACGACGCACAGGCATAAACCATAAAGACACAAAGAAACAGTGATATCATCCTCCTACGGAACATAAATTCCCCCTTGCGTCTGCTTCCACGGTATTTTTGTGTATATCATGCTGTGAGGAAGTCCTTTTAACATGCGGTATATAGGACTTCTATAATAATCTTCACGGACTTCGTCTGGTGACCACGCTCGATTTTCAATAATAGGTTGAGCAATTAAACCATGCCAATAGTAACTCCCATACACAACTCCCACCTTAAGCGGTGAAACTCCTGTCCTTATTGTGAAAGGTTCATAATCCTCACTATTGTCATAAAAGCCGTTGGCGTAGATAGTTACTACCCCGCCCTTGACTGTTCCTACCAAGCAAAGCCACTTTCTGAGCTGGGAACTAGGATTAAAGGTAGTCAATACACCTCTCGAAACTTCGTCAGTATCAAAAACAGCAAAACGATAGTTTTTCCCTTCACGGTCACGCAGTATATTACTTTGCTCCCAGCCTTTTTCTAAAATACCTTTATTCTCATTCAGAACTCTACTATATTGATATACCCATACAGATACCGTGATTTCTTCAGTAATATCTAAGCTCGGGCTATCAGGTATTTCTACATAACCACTGCTCCCATCAAACTCAAACCCCATCACCCCAGGGGCAATCATATACGGCCTTGCACCGCCATAAGGCACGCCGTGGTTGCCCTTCCTTGACAGGTCAACCCATCCGCCACTGCGGACATCCAGCGGGTGATATGACAAGTCCAGAACTTTCATTCTTTCACCCCAACTTTTTCAGCAATTTTCTTCTGCCTCTCTTTCAGGTCAGTCAACCTACCCGCAAGGTTGCTTCTTAAAGCAACCAGTTTGTCATGGGTCTCTTTAGGATAGTCAATTGGGTCAGGGAGCTCTTCGACGATTTCCTCTATATGCACTCCGCCCAACTTGTTCCTCATTCGCTTATATCTCTTGACCTTCACGTTTGCCTCCTAAAATTCAAGATAGCTATCGAAAGAGCCCCTGCTGCAGCACAATTTCATTTTAAAGTGCTCAGTGTCGCCATTTTCTCTATATCCATAAAGTCGGACCCGCAGAGCAAGCATATATCCGCTAGGTATATCAAAATTCCAGTCAAGCCAAACTTGCCCACTGCAAAGCTTGTAGTTCGTGCTATTTGTGCTAAAGTTGGGTGTTGCATCTGCGGTGGAGCCAGAAGTGAAAGTCCCAGCACTATCTACATAACCCAAATTGAAAGTAATCTTCGTGAGATAAACGTCTCCATCTGAAGCACCCGTCCTCGCAATGCCACCCTGAACAACTGCTCTAACAAGACCGCCTTTTGGCGGCAGCACATAATAGTGCTGCAAATCTGCAAAAACAAAAGTCTTGTCTATCTGCAAAGCTTCGGTAACGTCAGTTATCCCAGTCTTCTCCTCACAGTCCAAACTATCGTCACCGTCAAGGTCCGAAGGATTTCGACCAACAGCAAGGATATACGCAAAATCGTCTCCCCAAGGATACTTGTCGTTGACCTTCTGCAGAGCCAACATCAGCGGTCCTCCGACTGTGACCAGAGCTCTGCCCTTGCACCGCAGCCGAGCTGTTTCACAGCTATCAGCATCTTCGGCTAGCAAGCTAGCATTATGATTGCCATCTATCAAAGCATTTTCCATTTAATCCTCCAGCAGTAATATAATAAAGCCCTCAGGCATTACAGGCTTAGGACATGGGACGTAGACCGTAGCTTCTGCTTTGTCGCTCTCGTCGTCAGCATTCTTTGCTGTCAGCCCAAACGTGTAGTTCTGCCCAGGAACAACATCATAAGTGAACGCTTCTTCGAAGCTCTTCGCCCCAACTTCACCGTCATCGCACTTAGAAGCAAACTCTTGGACTTCCGTCCAGCTGTCGCCAGAGCCTTTCAGGTAAAGCACAAACTTCGTTTCCCAACCAGGACACTGGTAGTTCCATTTCGCTACGAACTCTTCTGCCACAGCCTCTGGAATAATAATGTAAGTATGGACTACAGCACCCACCGTCAAAGGCAAAATAACCAGCACAAAGACCAATACAGCTAACCACTTCATCACTGTCAATCCTTCTTATCTAAGCCCAATCCCTTCTTCACGGTAATCTTGTTTCCTTTGCTGTCCTTGACTGTGGCAACGCAGCACCACAACCCAGGATACTTAGCAGACTCGAACTCTCCCTCTACCACGTAAGGGTCGTCGCACGACCCAGAGCCTGTTATGTTTCCTACACCAGGAAAGATGTCTATCTCGGTCTTACGCCCACCGATTAACTGCCCATAATGGACACACCTCACAGTGCCCTCCACGATTTCATCGTCTGGGCTGAAAGCAATCGCTTTGACCTTCACTTTGTAGCGGGCTATAAGCCCTTCTTTCCTTTCCAAAACCTCCGAGTCTAAGTCGACATCTACGTAAGGTCTCATCTTAATCCTCCTCCCCTGCTACGCAATGTGTAGCAGAAATGTCAAATTTTGACTTTATTACTGTATAGTCACTCCTCCAGAGCTTCGCACTTCCGTGCTCACTTCCGCACTTGCTTCTTTCTCCGCCTCTGTCATTGGCAGATTTTCCAGCAGGAAATTCACGTCTTCCGCCGTTAGCCACAACGCAAACCAGCCACCGAACGTCAGAAAGACCACGTCTTTCATCTCAGCTTTCGCTGACACAAGCATATTGTAGAATACAAGCTTCTCATTTCGCCCTTTTATATAGAACGTGAAGTGACCCTTCCCACAAGTGAGGGCATAGTTATCGCCCTCCGCCTGTCTAATCCGCCAGTTTTCGTTCTCTGCCACTATCCTGCTCATCTATGTCACCATCCAGGCATATTCCCCACCAACAGTGTAGTATTTCCTAGAAGACCTGTAGGTCTTCTTTGTAGGCCACACTTTGTGGGCTACACTGTTAACATATTCGCTTATAACAAGGGCGTCAGCCCTGTTTGGGCTTCCAACACCACGAGCTCGCATCTTCTTCTTGCTCTCAACAACAATACCGCCTTGAGCATTGAAGTCATACTTCGGCGAAGCCAACTCGTCGCACAGCGTCTCCGACTCCTCTGTCGGAGGAAATGAGTAAAGGCCTCTCATGCACTTCTCTCGCACTGTCCACCACAGCTCATCCCGTAGCCTATGATAGCGACTGACGTCGCTAGATTTCCAACACACATTTACTCCGTAACAGTTAACCATTCCATGTTTTTCAAGCCAGTCTACAACACCCGCTCCAACACCGATTTCGTCAAGAATGACGCCACTAGCATTACGCTCTGTATACATCTGCAGGATATTTCCTGCTAGTGATATTGTATTCATGTCCTTAAAGACGTCCCACTCATAGACTTTGAGGCCTCTGCGGGGCATCACCACGGAGACGTCATCGCCATACCTGGCGATGTCCACGCTCAGGTAAAGCGGTTCGTCATCGGCAACCTCAACTTCGTTGCCAATACACTGGCGACTCCATTCCAGCGGAATGAGAGCCCGCTCATCCGTGAGCGGAGGGTCGCCCTTTATACGCACAGCGTAAACGCTGCTATCTTCACCATATTTGTCTCTGAAGTATTCTACGGTTTCCTTCGTCACCAGAGGTGATTTCTCACTGTTCCAGTGCAAATGCACCCACTTCCGCCTGATGGCAGCATGAAAATGCGTGTCGTAGAAATACCCAGAAGACTTCGTCATATTTCCAATCAACAAGACTTTGTTGTCGGGCCTCGTCAAAGCCCCTTCCAGTGGCACAAACACAGGGTCGTGCACACCACTGGCCTCATCTACGATGATAAGGAGATGGTCGCCATGAAGACCAGCAAGTGTTTCCGCCTGCTCCTCCTTTGTAGCTTTCACCCTCGGGCTTATCAGCCTTATCCACCAGTCTTCGGGTGCAGCCTTATAGAAGAATTTCCCTTTCTGCATCACAAACTCGTCCTGCAGGCGACTGCGTCTGAACCACTTTGCAAGTTCGGCCCAGAATATGTCATATAGCTGTCGGCCTGTCGGCCCTGTGACAGCCACTTTGGCGTATGCCCTTGTGCTCATGAACCACAAAGCTATCCACACGGCTACAGCTGATTTGCCACAGCCGTGGCCGCTCCTGATACTAACACGCTTTCTAAAGGCTATCGCCCGAAGGGCGTCCTTTTGCTGGAATGTTGGCCCTTGGCCTTTCGGCCATTTGAAGCATTCTTGCACAAACCTCAATGGGTTATCCTGCCAGGAACGCAAGCGTTCTAGCACAGCAGGATTAAGGCCACGCATTCCGCACCTCCAAGACAGCAGAGCTGTCACCTAGAAGGCGATGAAGCTCTTCGAGAGCTTTGCGGCTCTGAAGCACGGCTCCGCCCTCCTTTCTCAATCCAACAAGGATACAACCTTTGGTGTCTTTGATTGTATTTCCTGGGTGAATTAGCACATCCGTGTGTCCTGGCACGTCTGCGACCTCAAAGAGCTTACGCTTGAAACGTGGCGACCACCGCAAGCGAAGCTTGTATTGCCCAGGTGGCACAATCGCCTTCGGCGGCTCAAGCGTGATGAGCTTGACCACTCCGTTCACAGCCAACACGCCAAACGTGCCAGCTTTGTTAGTTAATAGTCTTGTCAATGTGACTCTCGTCTCTGGCATTGCTCCCATCTCCATTGCCAGGAGTAACATCAATGATGTCAGCATCACCAGCTTCGCTGTCAAGCTTGCTCTTTTCAAGCTCGACCAGGTAGCCAACAAGACCTTTGATGTCCGACGGTAGTCCTTCAATGGATTGCTCCTTGTCTTTCAGAACTTTATATGCGAGGACGAGGTCCCGAAGTGGGGCCTCTTCAATTTTCTCTGGCGTTATCGCTTCTAGCACCCTGCACTGTAGCTCGGTGAGCTGCAAGCTCTGCAGTGCACGATACCTCAGCAGAAGACCCTGTTTCTCCCGAAGGTCAGCTATCCGCTTTGCCAGCGTTGGTGTGCTAACACCAAGCTCTTCAGCAATCTCTTTCTGCGGAAGACCTCGCTCTACAAGGTCTAATATGGCCTCTTCGTCAAGTTTTTTCTTAGGCCGTCCCATGATAACATTATACCACGCCAATGGCACAAGTCAATGCGTGAATGGACAAATGTTCATCGGGACATTTCCAGCATAGCCGAGTGCTGCATTTGCAGCCTGCGTTTGCATGCTGCGTAGCAGCCAGCGGAGCGGTTTGAAATTTTGGTTGTGGAGAAAATTGGACTATGTCTATCATCAGGCGGGATGCCCTTGGGGGCTTAGGGGGGCTTCGGCTGGATGTCCGCAGGCGGACAAAAAGAAAGGGGCACGGCCGTGAAGGCCGCACCCCGTGCAGGTTTCATGTTGCCAAGGCTATTTTATCAGTCCCAGTTTCTTTAGCACAGCTATCTGCTTGTTCGTAAAAACACCACTTTCTGCAAGCTCCTCCAGTTTCTTTAGTTTGCTTTCAGGCTTGCGTTCCCAAACGTCATCACATAATGCGTGATATACTTCGTCAGAATATTCCCACCATTTAGGCGTTTTATCCTTGCCAGCGTAGCTATCACGTAATTTGTTGCTACCCCCTAGAACTAAACATCTATTTTTCATGTCATCCGATAACCGCTTGAGGTCATAAACACGCTCAACGCCGTAACCTTTAATAGTAACTGTTAAATTTTCCCAGTCTTTTATGACCTTTACCTTTTCCTCTGCCATCCTAACACCTCCCAAATTTATTTCACGTGCACGTGATAACACCACCATAACTCCGTTTTGACAGTTTGTCAAGCGTTCGCACGCACGCCGTGAAACGGCCAGAATAGTCAAAATTTGACGTTTTGTAACGTGTAACGCCAAAACGTTAAACGTTGCACATCATAGGGCGTTTCTCTATGTGTTTCTTTGACCTTTCTGGCTTCGCCCAGAGGGTTTG